CAAATGAACATGTCCGATAGACCAGAAGGCCCAAAATTGTCCGGATAGAGATCAGTAGTATGACTAGCTACATTGTTTGTGAAATCGATATTCAAAGAACCGGATGCAACTAGGCTCTGGTCATCACCTCGAACAAAGGCCGCACCGGGGTTTAGGTCTGTAACTTGAACAGTGATGGCTCCATCACCAGCAACTAGACTCCTGGCATCTCCACCAAAGTCACTACCTGCCTGGTAAATGAAATCTACTTGGTCGATTGCTATGGCTTGCCCCGTTGGAACATTCACATAAGCAGAAAGGTCCAGGGTTCCAGTGAATCTAGTTCCGGATAATGAACCAGTTGGGATGGTCACCGTTTCGTTCAGGTAAAAACTGCCAGTCTTTGCTGTTGCCATGCCTCCGCGGATGCGTGGTCGGTGTAAATAGTTCACTATCCCCTTACGTGTCCTCGTTGTAGGCAACGCCTATGGGCTATCCCCTGCCTGCGATGCAGGCGAGGGTGCCAGTGTGCACCATAGCGTTGCTCCGTAATTTGAATGTAAATGAAGGACTGCGCTCTTGAAAAAAGAGTCCGTAGTAACATTAATAGGAACAATACGGGTCTCGGCTAATATGCCAGTGGTGTCAATAAGCCTCAGTGAGATCGGATATAATGGATATACGAACATCCCAAAGGGGTTACGAAGTAAGCTAGTAGACAAGTTGCTTAGAGAATATGACTTGAAGAGTCATAGTGTTGTCCTTCCCTTTGCTGATAGAGCCATGTCCATTCAAGAAGTTCTTGAAATGCAGGGCCGCATGCAACAAAGTGCTGAATCTCAAGCCGAACTTATATCTCAACTGAAACAAGAACTGACAGAGTTGAAAGAATGAGTACCAGGAGAAGGTGTCTGCGCGAGTGTAACACTTGTGGGCACCGCGCGGTGACCAGCGCGGGCACCCATCACCTATTCCGTAACTCGAGATCTAAGACCGTCCCAGGGCGACATTGTGGAACCATGAGGGTTGTGAGAGAATGACCAACTGGTTCACTGACTTCATAGAGCTAGATCAGGCTCTCCTGGAGAAGGATGACTTTGAAGATCACACCATCGTAATCATGTGGTCCTTAGAAGGGGGGGTAATCGGCCTTTGCTTTGACATATGCGATACCAGAACGATATGCTTGCTGTGTGGGAACGGTACGGACTGTTGCACCTGTTAGCCTCTAAACGAGGTAAAGTCATAGGTTGGTCCTGCAAGCTTCATTTGTTCTTTAGTCATGGACCAACGCCCTTCGATATTCCTTTTGTACCATTCCGTTTCATCTAGCCCGAAGTCCTTGACCTTGTGGGCTGGATCAATGTAGATTAGAAGTAGAGGAAGTATAGCAAGGCCTACTCCAGTCTCTGCAATCATCGCCTTCCCGAATGAAGGATAGATCCCGACTTTGACTCCCGCAGCTGCTTGGGGTGCTTGGAGTATACCCTGGGTAACGAGGAAGCCATATCCTCCGCTGATCAGTTCAGGAATTCCCGTATAGTGAAAGTAGGCATCAGCCATCTCTGGAGGGAGAGGAGCACCTGTCACTATCCCGAACTTGCCATGCTCGGGTCTTTCCCAACTTCCACTGCGAGCAGTCGACTGAGTACCAGACCAACGAGTAACCGTCTTTTGGTTCGGGTGTCTATGATCGGTGGCAAGACCCATCAGGTTTCCGACCTCTGTTGAGTGTAGGCCCTTCGAAGTCTTTCGATGTAAACTAAATCCTTCTCTTCAGTGGTAACAGCTCCAATTACATAATTACAGCCAGCTAGATAGAGAACCGCATCTGGTGATGAACTAAAGGTTGCTGCAATCCGGGTTATGTGTAGCCGTTCGCTGGCAGTGGGATTGCCACTACCTACTGTACTGCCATCAATCCCCCTGAGCACCGGATTAGTAGCTGAGTAAGGCACCCGGTTAGTCCATTCTCCGTATACAACCTCTTGTAGATCCAAACCGGGAAGTGATGTTGGAGGGAGGAAGCCTACCAAAAGACCGATTTCATCATCTCTAATCTTCCTAGTAGTAACATAATCGCAAATGATCGTATTGTCAATATTCGTTCCAATATCGAATGGGCCTTTTTGAATATCCACAGATTGAGTGAAAAGAGTCAGATCCTCTTTTGCATATCCAGCTAGATCGATGTATCCTCTCCAAACAAGGTAAAGATTGGCATTTGCATGAGGTTGGACTACTTCCCAACCCGAATTACTCGAAGGAACAATCGTGATAGTATCAGTGCCTTCAAAGTTTAGTTGAGCTGCTAGAGGGGGAATCTGCTTAAGCAGTTGGCGGGCTGTTACTTCGGGCATTTTACTTCATCCTCTTTGCTTTTGCATGAGCCTTCTTTGCTAGAACGGAAAACTTAGATCGAGGATGCTTCTTCTTTAGTGCCTTGTATGCCTTCGCGTACTTCTTATTGTATGCTGAAGCCTTACGCTTGACCTTTCCTCCGGCCGCCCTGGCACGCTTCCCCACAGCGCGACCAGCGCCGCGTACCAGGGGCCGGCATGCGCGCTCGGCAAATGCAGCTGCGAGTAGGGGATCAACTCCCTTCTCCTCAAGCGCCTTCTGAGCTAATCCGCAAAGAGCCACGGCTGCCGAATCGGAGAGAGCATCCATTAGGAGCCCTCAGTTGTCTGCCGCCGTACTCTGAATAGCCACTGCCATCCAGTCTTTGGATGATAGTTTGACTACACGGCATCGGATTCGGGCTGTAACGTAATCATCAACACCGCCAGATGCACTGAGGTCGGGTCCAGCTGTAACATACAACTGATCGTTAACGCAAATGAACATGTCCGATAGACCAGAAGGCCCAAAATTGTCCGGATAGAGATCA